TCAAGCATAATCAACACCATGTGACGATTGGAGCTTGTTCCAGCCCTCGCTAAAGTCGAGCCAAGGTCTCGCCCCTACGGGCTTCGGTCTGGGCTATGTGTGAGAGGTGTATAGGGAATAAAAGATGAATTAAGTGAAAAGAGGTAAGAATGAGTATAATAATAATAATTATGTTAATATGGATATTAGTAATAATAAGAGGAATAAAGAAATCTCTTATGTCTAATAAACATGATAATGATTAAGATAAACTAGTCAACCCACAAGGGGTGCAGCATAGCTGCCTTTACCCCCCCTTATTCGTAAGATTTGGGGAAAGGGATAAAGTGACAAGTATATCTAAATCACTAACTTGCCTTGCAAGACAGTGAGAAAAGCTCACTATCAAATAGTAACACAAAGGAGTTACACATGACTATATATCAAAATACAATACAAGCACTACAACTTACTTACGATCATCAATTAGATTGTCAGGTAATGGATATCAATAAAGCTGGTGAAAGCTATGATGTTGGTTTACTTGACTTTAACATTACCATGAATAGACTTATTTCAGGTATGTCAGATAGATTAGAAATAGTAGAGAAAATGCGTACAGCAACAACTAATCAAATTGCATACTTAAAACGTCAAAAAGGCAGTTCATCTGCTTTGACTTCATTAGGTTTAAAAGCACAATTTCAAGAGATTGATTCTTTGCGATTAGGTAATTTAGAAACTCAATTAAAAGCTAGAGAGTTTCAATATGATATGCTTTACAATAGATTAAAAGCACATCTTGACTACTTTCAGGACAAAACTGGCGATGTATGGCAACCATATCAAGCTAAGAATCCTGTTAAATATAACAATATATCAGATGACAAAAGAAAAGCTATACATGACAAAGAATTAGCTAAAACAAAACAATGGTATAATGAAAACCATGGTAAACTAGAAAGACCTTTAGATAATGAAGATGGTACTATATCTTCAGAATTAATCCCAGCTTACGCATAGTTGGGATTTTATAAATTTTCGCGAGCCTTCGGCTCGCGTTTCCTTTGTTAAGAAAGGTGGTGATTCGTATGACTACAAGTCGGTTATAGACGTAGAATGCATGTTTATTGATATCCAATAAACTTAACCAGAATGTGAAAAAGGTCTGGTGACTACAATGTAACCAAGTAGGAAAAATGATAGAGACAATACTAGCTAACTTGTAAGTGGATAACCTAGTGTCTACCAGTATAACTTACGAAGTAAGGATTACAAGGTCGGACTGGCACAGCCAGGCCTCCCTCTGGTCGCATTGGTCAGACTTAACCGAAAACTATGGAGAATAATATATGATAACTAAAGCATTTAAATCAGGTATGTGGGTAGGTAGCACACTACTTAACAGTAAAATATACAAATCTGCTAAACGTAAAGGTTTGTGGTATTACCGATTATTTATATCAGAAGATTTTGCTAAAACTATGGGCGATATCTATGATATGAATGTTCTTGAAAGAAAGCTAAAAGGTCTATCGAAGTTAAAGAAAAGAGTATTTAATGTAGATGATGATGGCAATATATGGGATCCAGCTTCTGGTGAAATATTTGGCAATGTAAATGCATTTACACCAAAACCAGCTACTCCTAAAACAGAGCCAAAAGCTGACTTTGACTTTGATCAAACTGTATCAGAACTAATAGTTAAACATTATGAGTATGATACAGCTAATGAAATAGCTGGAGCTGTTGCTAAAGACTTAATGGAAAACTATAATTATGTAACCAGTATGGAAGAAGATGATCAAATTACTGACATGATTAATGAGTATACAGATAGTTTAAGATAATGGGTATCTTAGACATAACCATATTATTAGTAGTAGGTATTACTATGATATACATACAAGCGAGGAAATGATGAGTAAAATAGGTAATTGGGTATTAGAAATGACCGAATACGCAGCTGAATCTACAAGAGAAGAATTTATCAAAAAGTATGGTGAAGCTAATGTAGACATATGGGATTCTAATAAACAAGAAAAACTAGAACATGAATTAATCCCAAGCATACATGATGTTCAACATGAATTAACAAAGGAGAACAAATGACTAAATATACTGGATTAGAACACTTTGAAAAAGTACAAGATCTTAATTCTAAAGTACAAGATGTTCATTATGCTTTTACTAAAAAGATATCAGATGTTGTTATACAACAAGGTGAGAGCATAGTTAAATTAGAGAACGCTATATTACAACTACAAGAAAGATTAAGTAAAGTAGAGTTCGAAGATGAACATGAAAGAAAATCTATTGGAGGAACAACAGATGAATAGTGATGATGTACAATATACTAGAAAAATAGCTGATCTTAATGATCAATTACGCAAAGATATGTTTACTGGTAATATGCTTAAAAAACATAATCTTAGAAACAAAATAGTATTAACACCTGGCGTAGATGGTTTAAATCTTAAAGATAAAGAAAAAGTATTTGCTTCTGTTAAATACTATGGAAACTTTACTAAAAATAATAACCCATGGGGTGAAAAAGACTTTGGTGCATTTAACTTTAAGAAAGAAAGATATAACTGGAAAATAGATTATTTTGATAATACTATGAGTTTTCATAGTCCTGATAAAACTGATCCAAAACAAACAGTTAGAGTACTCACTATAATGAAAGCTAGTGAATACTAAGAACATTCTACTGAACTATAGCTGAGATAGCTACTCAGAGGTATTATACTGCCGACAAAGAAAGTATATAGTAGAAGATAGGGGAATATATAATAAGCGTTAGAGCTTAACGTATTCCCCAGCGCTTTTCTTGACAAACCGAACTATATTCAGATATTAAAAGATATGTCTAATAAAGAACTAGGTATATTCTTTGACACAGTTATACCACAATTTGTAGAACGCAGAAAAACCCTAGGTTTATCACAATCAAGGCTTGATGAAATGATTGGTTGTGCTAGAGGTTTAGTATCAAAATGGGAAGTAGGTATAAGAAAACCTAGTGGATTTCTATTCTGTTGTTGGGCCAATGCGTTAGAATGTCATATAAAAATCAAACCAAAAAAAACCGAATTAAAGTCGGAACACACTTCGACACATTAACGCCACATAACAAGATTATATATAAAGAAAAAAATCAACCTGATGGCTGTAGCTGCAAGGGTGATGATTTAGTATATGGCAATGGTACATATTGGTATTGTAGTAAATGTCATTTAAATCAATGGGGGAAACAATGATTGAAATACTAACATTCATAGATGAATTAAAAGAACTAAAACCAGTATGGGTAGGAGTCAATGAAGATGATACCGATACCCATGCAAAAATAAATCAACTAATAAAAAAATATGAAAGGATAGTTAATGATAATCAACAAGACCAGTCCTAGTTATTACCATAACAATAAACCAGAACTAACCGAATTAATAAGAGCTTGGGGTTTAGATTTTTGTGAAGGAAATGCTGTGAAGTATATTCGCAGACATAGGAAAAAAAATAAAGAACAAGATATACTAAAAGCAATTTGGTATTTAACAAACATACTGGAGAAAGAATATGGCAACAACTCTGCTGAAAGCATTAGGGAAGCAATTACAAAAATTGAACATCAAACTGCCCTCAAAACATCAAGACCATATAGATAGAAAACGTAGTCTACAAAATTTTGTTTGTGTGTTAGCTATACAATATCTTGAAAGTGATATGTATAGATACTTCATCAAACATTATATGAGTCAGCGTGTGGCTGATAATCGTAAAGTAAAACCAATCGAAAATTATATATGGAGGAGGTACAATCATGGGAGATCGACTAGGGATATGGAACGAGATCAACGAAATGTACACAGACGACAACAAATTAGAGAAAGGAGCTCTGACTAGATGGGAAAAGGAAATGGTAAACTTAAACAACCAGACAGACCAACAGGCATTGGAGGTACTGATGCAATTCGTATTACAGAAGGCACATGGAAAGATCTTTGGCTTGAGAAAATTGGCAAAGTCGAAAGAAAAGACCTTTCAGGTGTATTGCCAGTTCAACTCGGAATATTTACCGAAGAATTTAATAGACGATGGTATCAGGAAGTTACTAAAGAAAGGGTTGTTAATATAGGTGATATATTTACACACCCACAATATGATTACATCTATGGTAGTTTAGATGGAGTAGCAAAAGGCAAAGTGTTTGAAGCTAAACACGTTAATGCATTTGTTAAAGATCAAAACATTATAGATAAATATTATCCTCAAGTGCAACATTACATGATGGTAACAGGTTTTAGTAAAGCTGTGTTATCTGTGTTAAGAGGTAACTTAGGTTATAATATATTTACTATTGAAAGGGATAAGCCTTTTCAAAGAAAACTAGAAATCGCCTGTCACTTATTTTGGTTTCATGTAATGAATAATATAGAGCCACCAGAATATATTGACTTTGATCTTATGGAGAAAATAAACAATGAAGATGACATCGAAAGACATTTTGGAACAGAAATATCCTCTGACAGCTGGTTACAAGGAAAACTCAACTAGCAAAGAGGCAGCAAGAAAAATTGATTCACGATCTACTAATTTGCGAACAGAATGTTTAAAGATAATAAAACGACAAGGTAATTATGGTGCTACACCAGAAGAAGCAGCAGAAATATTATCAGAAAGTATATTATCTATTAGACCAAGATTTACCGAACTTAAATTATTGAAATATATAATTGATTCTGGTGACAGAAGAATAAATAGTTTTGGTAGTACAACAAAAGTATGGAGGTACAATGACGACAGATAAAAGAAATGTATGGGATAGTTTAAAAGAAACTGATCCTAGATTTACTAAACGCATCAATAAAGGTTTTGGTGACATAACTACTATTGATCCACAATGGCAGATTATGAAAATAACAGAACAGTTTGGCCCAGTAGGTACTGGTTGGACATACCGAGTTGATTACAGTTATCATGGTATGGATACTAATCAAACTGCTGTTGTAGCTGCAGAAGTATCTGTTGCAACAAATAAAAACAAAGAAGGCTTTTGGGATTTCTATGGGCCT